ATGGCAGCGTAGATAGTTGCGGCGGCCATGACGGTGGCCCAGGCGGCGCCGGCCAGCCACGCCCACCAGCGCACGTCGTCTCGCATCTTCGGCGTGGCTCGGTACACGGCGATCATCTCCTTGCTGTCCGACTCAATCGAGGCGACGCTTGCTCTGATCTGCTCGGTAGCCAAGTTGTTCGCCTTCATGTCGGCGTGCAGTTCGGCCATGCCAAGTCGGACATCAACGAGGCGATTTTCTAGGCCGGTGATCCGCAAACCGTGATCGGCCGCAATGGATTCGACGCCATCCACGCGCGTCTCCAAAGTTGAGAGTCGTTCAAACGGCACTGGATTGGCCTCTTTGGGCTCGATTTTCGGCAGCGACGGCATTAGGACATTGCCTCTTGGCAGATCAGATCTGCGCCCACGTCTGCGGACACACCGACCGGCGTCGAAACAGCAATCGTCACGGTGTCAGGCGTAGCGCCCAGAATCGTGTTCACGAGCGGCAAAAGGTTGTCAAGGCTGATGTCCAAAAGCCCGGACCCACCGGCCGGTGCGGTAAACGCCAAGACAACTTCTCCACCGCTTGAGTACGCCGTTGCGCTGACATCGCGTTCAGCAAACGAGTTCGGCGACCCAAGTCCAGACAAGGCTTGAAACGAAGCGCCCGTCAGGACAACCGGCGAGCCTGGGATGGATGCGATCAGTTCGACGCGAGCGAGAGCCGACGACGAGATCAGCAACCGTCGCGGCAGTAGCTGCCCTCGGTTGATTAACCCGATCGCGTAGTTCTGACCCGCAACCGGAGCGACTGCCAACGCGCCGCCGGTCACAATGTCGGCAATGGTCAGTGCGCCAGTCGTGTTTGATGTGATTCTTGCGGTGTAGGAGACGCCAGCCACAATGTACTGAAGCGCCCGACCCCGCCACTGGTTTGCCGTCCACGGAGTGCCGGTCGCCGTCAACGAGGTGGTCGTGCCTGCCGTGATCGCGGAGCTTGCCTGGGTGTATTCCTGCGACCCCATCACCCGCGCTCGCACGGACAGAACCGGGAATCTGGTCGTGTTCGCCGCGACGGTTCGGCGGGGGGTGGCGGCGGCCATGCCGTAGGAGTAAGTGAACCCTCGCTGGTCATCGACGCCGCCTTCCACGCAGACGGATACGCCGTAGTGAATCAGCGACTCGCCGGACGCCGTAACGCCCACGTTTCGCAGTTCGTAGCGCACCGGCAGGTTGCCCGTGCGCGACCACGGCGTTGACTGAGAAACTCGATTGCCAAACCCGATCTGATGCAAGACAAACGGCTCGCCATCGATAAACACGCCGAATCGGATCATGCCCGCTCCGTACCATGCGTATTCGATAAAGAGCATCTGGATGCGGGTCCAGACGATGCGCGAAATGATCAGCGGGTCGCCATTCCAGGCGCCTCACTCGATGCGGGTATCAGACGGGACGTTGCCGCCTGCATCGGTCCGAACGACAACGCCCATCCCGGTGCTACCGTTCAACGCCGACGGGTCGCCCTGCTCAAAGAAGCACCCGTTGCTGTCATCGAAGAATCCCACCCGTTGACGCTGGTTCGTGTTGGTCGCGCCAAACAAAGCGGCAGTCGCCATGAACATCGTCTTGCCGGGCTGATACCTGTGGTACGGCCGGCTTTGACGGATTGCTATGGATCCCGACGACGTTGTGACGTTCATTCGAACGCCGCCATCTCCCGGGAGGTGCGTGACGGTGCCGCCGGTAGACGTAAAAGCCTCCCAGCGCAGCGGCTGCGGCCCGTATTCAAAATCGGCCTCGTAGATGTTTTGATGCCGGGACACCTTTGTCCTGCCAAGAATGTCCCGCATCCGATTGGGATTCATGTCGCTGTCGAGCAGCATTCTCGGGCCGTTGCCAGCCGTCCTCAACATCGTGGCGTTGCTCATTGCGTATCTTCCAGTCTGTTATGCCGGGAGCCCGGCTGGTGTCTTGCTGGCTGCGCGGATGCCCTCGCGCTGCATGTCGTGTTCGCGCTGCTGCGCGCCGCTCTCGCGGGCGGACTGTTTGTCCATCACAAACATCGCCAACTCGGCCTTCAGTTCGGTCAGGGTGATCTGCCGCGCCTCGGCGTATTTCAGCGCGTCGGACTGCATCTTGAGATTTGCCAACGCGATGTCGTGGTCGCGGTCGCGCTGCGCGTTCTCTTGCCGAAGGCGTTCGTTCGTGACCTCGGACTGCGTGTCGACCTCGACCTTCTTCACCTCGGCCTGTGCGCGGATCTCGGCGACCTTCTCCTGCGGCGACTTCGGCGGCGGCGCCTCGGCGGCCTTCTGCTGGTTGGCAGTGATCGTTGCGTCGTCGAGCAGCACGCTATCCGGCGTGATCGACTTAGCTTCCAGGTACGAGCGGAACAACTTCTTGTGGTCGAGGAACTGGCCGAAGACCGGGTGCGTCGAGGCCGCGATCACCGTGTCCATCGACTGGTTGCGGATGTCACGCTGCACCAGCGCGGTCGAGCCGCGAGCGGCGATCTGCATGTCGCCCTTGATGCTGTCGTCCGGGTGGTACTGCATCATCCAGTCGTAGTAGCGCCGGATGTGCGGCTTGGTCACCGCGTCGTCGAACTGCCGTGCGAGGCGCTTCAGCACGGTGTTCGCCGCGTTCATCAGCAACGTCATCCCGCCCACCGTCTCGGGCGCGTTGCCCTGCTCGCCCTGGGCAAGCTGCGGCAGCGCCGTTTCGGCGTCCGCGAAATCGATTGCGAGCTTGATGATTGCCTGGAGCTCGGCCTGCATCGACGGAATGGCAAAGACCTTGAAGGCCTTGTCCGCGTCCTGTCCCGCCTCGGCAAACCAGAGCTTCCTGCCAGTGATCTCGTACCGCCCGTCGGCTGGGATGATGCTGCGCGAGGCGACGATCTGCGGGCCGGCGCTGACGCCCATGTTGTCGAGAAGAGCCCGCCACGCAGCGTTGATCGTGCGCTGCGCGTACCGCATGAGGTACGGGATGCCCACGCCGAACGGGGACAGCGCAACTTTCTCCCAGGTGAACACGTCGTAGGGCAGATCGCCCGTGTCGAGCGGGTTCAGCAGCGCCTTGATCGCGCGGTCGTTGCAGTACACGATGATTGCCGAGAAAGACGACAATTCGCGCTGCTCCTCGGGGATCTGCACGCCCAGCAGTTCTAGCCCCTCGCGGTCCACCTCGCCCGTGTACGTCCACAGTTCGTACCGGCGATCCTCGTGGACCGACTGCTGGTTGTAGGCGTCGCCGTGCCGAGAGAGTTCGTAGTAGCTCTGGCCGGCGTTGGTGATCCGCATCGGACCCTCGCGCAAGCACTCCATGATCGCGTCGCGATCGTAGCCCTCGGTGCGCCCCAGTTCACGCAGGCGCCGGCCGCCGGACCATTCGCGCTCCCAAACGTAGGAGCCGTCCTGGATGTCCTCACCGCAGGACGGATCGGGGTAGAAATCCCACGGGTCCACGCGGTAGGTCGCGGGCCGGGTGTCGCTCTTGACCGTCATCACCTGGACGACGCCGGTCGCGTCGGCCTTGCGCTCCCACTTGCGCGAGGTCTTGTTGACGACGACCGGCCCCTTGAGGATGCCGGTGCCGAGTTGAGCCGCGTCCATGATGACCTGTCGGCCGACCGCGACGTACTGGCACTCCTCCAGCGCGTCGTGGATTTCCTTCTCCATGCGCGTCGCCTTCTCGACGGCCTCGCGCATCTCGTCGGCGGCCACGTCGGCCACGGTCAGTTCGCGTTGCTCGTCGGGGTGCTGGAGCGGGCCACCCGTCTGCTGGTCGCGGAAGCGGACATTCTGGCCGTTCTGGAGCGCCTTGGTGAGCGTCGGGACTGGCGTCGGCCCGATCGACCAGTTCTTGTCGTCAGACGGGTACAGCATCTCCATCACGCGCGCGGCGGCGGTGTTGGTCTTCTGCCGGGTCAACTGCACTAACACCGTGCTGCGCGCGGTCTGCTGCGGCTTTGTCGTCGGCGTGCTGTTCGCGTTCGTCGCCGAGGGCAAGCCCTGCGCGGTGTCGATGATGCCGGCCGGGCGGTTGAAGGCGTCGCGCCCGTGGTAAGCGTCGAGGTCTTCCATCCAGCGCCGCTCGACGCCGCTGTTGCCGCGCGCCTGGATGGCCTCTAAGCGCGTCTTCAGCAGGCTCTGAGCGAACGCGCGGATCTTCTCGCGTTGGGCGTCCTCGGGCGTGACGCCGCCCTCCCCGTCCTCGGGGATCGGGAAGTCGGGAGCCTGGATCATGGTCAGTATGCAACCTCGGAATCGACTGGAACCCAAGGCTCAACGACGGGGACGTGCGTCGTGTCGAGGCCCGGCCAGCGCAGGACGAACTCGCGCCCCGGCTCAACGAGGCGGGACAGCGCGTCGATCATGTCGTCGGTCTTGCCGCTTGGGAAAGCGAGGTACTCCTCCTGGAGGAACTCGCTGACGAGGTCGTAGGTCTTGCCGTCGCTGCGCGTGTACCACAGCGACTCGGGCAGGTAGAAGCGCCGCTCCTGGAAGAGCGGGATCAGCCTGCGGATGCGGTCTTCCTTGGCGAGCGAGCCGGCCACCTCGGTCACGGGGAACCGATACCGCTCGACCTCCATGCGCGACTGGAGATGCTCGATGTCGCCCATCATCCCGTACCGCTCGTACCGCACCTCGTAGGGCTTCCACTTGCGGTGCAGATCAAACAGCACTTGGGCACGCTCTTGCAGGTTGAGTCGGTCGCGCACGATGTCGAGCGCATAGGCGTTGCGGTCCGGGCCGAGGCCGATCACCCACATCGACGTGTAGTCGTTGCCCTTGCGCTTCTGGCTCGCCGGGTCAACCAGGATCAGCTTGTTCATGCCCGCGCCGCGATCGGCGTTGACGTACCGCTGAATCCAGTTCCGCAGGAACTCGCCACCCTCGGGCGCGCGGGGGCGCTGCATGTAGAGCGCCTCCCAGTCGCGCGGCCCGACGGTCTGCCGGATCGTGTCCAGGCGCTCGACCGGGTACTTCTCCGGCCACAGCGCCTCGCCCGACCGATCGATGGCCGGCAGGGACAGAACCTCCCAGTCTTCGTGCCCGTGTTCCTTGAGCAGCCAGCCTGGGAGATCGTCTTCGTGCCAGCGCGTGGCGACAACGACGATTGCGCCCTCGGGCATCAGCCGCGTGTAGGCGACCGACGTGTACCAGTCCTTGAGCTTGCGACGCATCGTCAGGCTCTCGGCGTCCTCGCGGTTTTTGGTCGCGTCGTCGATGATCAGAACGTGCGCGCCCCGGCCCGTGCCCGGCCCGCCGACGCCCAGCGCGTGGTACTCGCCGCCGGACGTGGTCACGAAGTCCGACGCCGAACGGCTGTCGCCGGCCAGCCCGATCTCACCGAACACCGCTTGGAACAGCGGGTCGGTCATCTGGTTGCGGACCTTGCGGCCGAAGTCGTCGGCGAGATCCTGCGCGTAGGTCGCGAAGATGATCTGATGATCGGGCCGGCGCCCGAGATACC